GCGCCCGCGAGGTAGGCGCCCGCGAGGTAGGCGCCCGCGAGGTAGGCGCCCGTGAGGTTGGCGCGCGCGAGGTAGGCGCCCGCGAGGTTGGCGCGCGCTTTCACAGCAGCCTTTACCGCGAAGCCCAACTGTATCGAAACCGACTTATCGGCTACCTCGGCCGACAATTCGCACTCGAACAAAACCGAACAGTTCCAGCGATGCTTAATTTGGAAGTTCATACCGATTCCCTCAATGTTGATCGTTAATCTGGATACCCACGCTGCACGTCACACGCGCTTGCGTTTTGCTTTCTTGCATTCGAGTGCGGCAACTCTGCGACGTTCTGCGCGGTTACCAATTCCCTGTTCGACGCGACGTTTCTCTGCCTCGTCGCGTGTTTCCTTTTGCACGCGGATAGCTTCGAGACTGCCGGCAACAATTGCCTCTGAGATCATTCGCATTTAGGCATTTCCTCTTGATTGGTAGTATTCAGTGTCGAAACCTTTGCCGAACGCACGCAACTCGCGGTCAACGATTGCCATTTTTTCCATGTCTGCATCGGTCGGCTCTACGCCAGGATCGAGAGCGCGCATCATGTATTCGTACAGCACGAGCGCGCCGGCAAAGAATGCTTTATGCGTTTCAGATATCTGCGTTGCAGTTGCGGCCGGAGAAAGTAGCTTTCGATAGCCCTCCCACGCGGTGTTAATTGGCGTCGTGTTCATCACAGCGGCCCGCTCGCTTGAATGCTGACCCTGCATGTCATATCACCCCTGGTCATTGATCTGCACGCCCACACCGCAAGCCAGCGTCGCGCATCCCGGAATCCACACGCCCGTTGTCACGTTGTAGCTGCCTATCACGATGTTGAACCAGTACGTGCCTGTCGTCGTAATCTTGCACTGCGCGGTTGGAAAATATCGCGATGCAACAGTCAGGTTCGGATTGCGCGAAGCGACGCAGATAACGGTCGTGCCGTTCTTCACGCCACCGTTAAACAGCCCCGGCGCCGTGCTGACCGAGAACGTCACCGGCTGCGGGGTGTAGGTCTGGTTCTCGACGAACGCCACGGCGTGCGCCGGACTGGCGACAAACGGGATTGACAGGAACTGTGTCTTGCCGACATTAAAGATCGAAGTCTGGCCCAGATAGCTCCCCGGCCAAGCGGCGCCGAAAACATTGGGGTAGCTGTACGCGAATGGGCCTTTGTTAATCGGCGGTCCTGCGGAGTTTTTCAACTTCATCGCACCCGAACACAGGGCGGTATAGCCGGGTACGTCGCCACGGGTGCCAGTAGTGCACGCCCCTAACACTGGAGGCGGCACAGGCGCAACGCACGGACCCATCGTCGATGTGCTCGATAGCGTGCCTTGCCATTGTGTGGACGGCAGTTCGCGCGTCGCAGCGCTGATGCTGGTGTTGCTGCAAACGGTTATGGTGTCGGCGTGGGCCGAGATGGTGAGTAGGAAAAGCAGGATGGCGGGGAGTTTCATTTTGTACCTCTAGCGATTGATAGGAGAATGTCGCGAAATTCGATTGGCGTGCTCAGTCGCTGGCGCTTGCTCAGTCGCTGGCAAATGCCGGTCTTCACTTTTCGTGCGCGTTCCTCTTTGCTGTGGAAGCCGTCCTCAAGCAAGTCGAATACTCCGACCGGAGCACCCCACTTCAACGATGGCAACGCAACGCCGTGCGCATACAGCCACGTCAGCTTGCGAGCTCGGTGCCCATAGAATCCTTGTGATACGCAGCAGGTTGAGCCGCCTTCAAAATCGGCGTTAACCCATCCGCCTTCACGCGGTGGCAGGTTCAACCCAAACGCACGCCAAGCGTGCGACCCTTCCGGGTGTTCAATGATGCCGCCGTACTTACGAACAGCAGTCAGTGCCGCGGCGAAGCATCCGCCGTCGTCTCCCTTCTTCAATCGCGGCCAGGTTGCAGGCGCCCCGCCCCAATACCTGCCCCAGCGCTCGCATGGCGGATGCGCCACAACCGGATGCGGGCCGGCGTACAGTCGCGCGTCGCGTTCCTTGTCCCACGGATCGACGCCGGGAAGGTCGAAATAGCAACCTCCAGTTTCGACAAAAATGGCGGCGACCATCTGCATCACGCATGCGCCACTGTGTACAGCGCCAGGGCGGCGAGTGCGACTGCGATGAGGGGGAATAGAATGCGTTTGAAGTTCATGGGTGGTTTCCTTTTGGTTTATCTCAGCGCCCACAAGTACGGACGCGGGCCATCAGCATTCATCGGATTCCGCACGATTCCCTTGCGCACAACGCGGCCACGGAATGCTAAGCGCGGCAGCAGCGATTGAACGGTTGATTTTTTGAGGCCACTGATTAGCTCAACCTGCGCGCTTGTCGCTGGCTGGATTAGGCGCAGGGTGCGCAGAATGGTTTCGCAGCAGGTCATGCGGCGGCCCTCATCGGACAATCGCGCAATTGCGCTTCGTTGCGATCAACCAGCGCCTTGAACGCGATCAAGTCCTGTTCCATCTTTGCGATGTAGTTGTCATCGCGCTTCCATTCGCGCCACCACAGATCCTTGCCGATGGATGCGAGCGCCGGGCAGTACAGCGCGAAGTGCCAGAACTTGCGGCCGGTAATCCACATCCCGCCCTGCATCTGGTCCTCGAACTCGGACAGGTCGTTGTCGAGCAAGACGGAGCGAAGGCGATCGGGTGCGACCAAGCATTTGTACTCAGCCCCACCATCCGCACCGATGAATCCATCCGCGCTGGCACCGAACGCACGGTCATCCGTGAGCGCAAGGCCGCATGGCTGCACCACGACGCCGGCCGCGCATTCGTGCGCATACCGAGCCTCGGGCTCAAGCTCGTAGCCACGCGCCATTGCCCATGTCTGGAAGCCTTCGTCCAGCGGCTGCCCGCTGATACGCTCGATTGCGAGGCGGAAGGCGTAGTCTTTGGCGGCGTCCGAGAAGTCGCCGACTGGAAGACCAGCTAGGGCGCGCTCGATGGCCTCAGCGCGCGGCTTGGTCTTGTAGCCGGCTATCAGCATGGCCTCAGCCTGCGACTTGCCATCGATCACGGCATTGACGTACACGGCCTGCCGCTCGTCGAGCCCGCCAACCTTCTTGCGGACCACGCTGAACATGCTGGCCGTGATTGCGCCGGCTCGCTCAGCCTTCCATGCGTCATCGCCCTGCGCGCAGTTGACGAGGATCATTGCTGGTCCTTCGCGATGGCCTTCTTTTTGATAGCGCCGAATTCAGCCCCGACCAGCTTTCTGGATTCTTCGGTCAGCGCTGCCCAGGTCGCCGTGAGCGCTTCCAGGCCTTCGGCAGCCTTCGAGTACAGATCGGCCACAAGTTTGTCGCGCCCAGGCGTGGACGGCTGTTGTGCTGGCTTGCGTGGTTCCTGCTGCTCACCGGTCTCGCGCAGTTCCTCTGGAATGTCCTCCAAGTCCTGCGTGAAGATGTCTGATGCAGCGGTCGCGGTCAGGGTCAAGTCAATCTGCGCGCGCTTCTTGGCCATCTTGAGCACGGTGTTTGCGACATCGGCAGGATCGACGCGGACTTCCATATCCTCGTAAACGCGGTTCGCTCCCTTCGGCTGCGAATACTTGATGCGTCGCCGAGTTTCCGACGTGGCGTCAAATTCCTGCTTGATATAGCAGCGGCGCCACTTGTATTTGGCTTCGTCGGACGAGCACTCGCCGATGCCTTCACCGACAACGACACCGCTCGGCTGATGCGTGCCGATTGCGTGAACTCGATAGCGAATGCAGTCCGGCGTGCTCAGGTCGTCAACCTGCAGGCTCACCGCGATGCGGAACGTGGTCAGCAGGACTTCGCTACCGGCCTTCCATAGCGACGGCAACTTGCAACCAGGGATGACGCCGAAATGTGTATCCTTCTTCATCACCGCGGCCATGACCTCTTGAATCAGGTTCACATGCTCGCGGACGTTCGCGGCGGTCAGGCTGCGGCCGTGCTGCGGGATGACTGAAATCGGATTGGCGCTCATTGCGTCACCTCACTTTTGACCTTTGGCTGGCGGACGATGCGCTTGTGCCATGCCTCGCAGTTAGTGCCGCTTGTGCTCAGCATGTACTTACTGCGCACGAAAAATCCCTTGAGAGACTGTGGCAGCGGAGCGATACATGCACATCTACCGCCGTCCGAATGCTTAACGTTCCAGAACCTACAATTCCCGCAGTTACGTTCCATTGCACACTCCTTGAATAAAATCCCGCGACAGCCCTATATTCCTATCGTGGGCGGAAAGTTAGGCCAGCATGCGTTCGCGTACTTGCGGCGCCGGTTCGACAATTGCGGGCGGCGCGTATGGAACCTCGTTCCACACTTCTTCGCGAACTACGTGGCGCTGGCAGCGGTACACGGCAATCTTGCAAACCTGATCCTTGCCGCGTAGGTCTGCGATCTTCTCGCGCTCGTCTTGCTCGCTAGCGCATTCCGTCAACTGTTTCTGTTTGTCGTTGCGGAATGAGGTCTGCAGAATTGAGTAGCACATGACTAAGCGGCCCTCGCCGGATGATTCGGCGGCTGCGGATCGCGCGGCGATTCGTTAAGAGCCCATGCGCAGGCACGCCGCACAGCATCATCCAACGGAACGCCAGATCGCACAGAACGCTCCGCACGGGCCTTGGCTTGCGCGAGGATGGTTCCGGTTACACGCTCACGCAGAACTGCGGCAACTTGGTCGCTGGCCTGCTGCTCTGGCGTTGGCTCAACTTGCCGGAAGTCCTCGATGCGGAATACGGTTGCGCTCACGCTATTTTCCTCCACGATTGCATGACACCTTTGCCGACCAGATAGCCGTCGAAGAAAACCTCAATGTTTATGTCCTTCGCCTCTTGCTGATCCATCCCGAGCTGTTCAACGGCTATGCGCATCAGCGTCACTCTCAAATAGCGCACGCTGGTTTTCGCTCGCGCGTAGCTGCGCAACAGGTCGGCGATTTCTTGATTGGTCGGGATTACGGCAGACATTCGCGCCACTCCAATGCTTTGTGTGCCTCGTCAACCGACTTGCGCCACTGCTCGACCTCGTTTTTGCGCGTCATCGCAGCAGCGAATTCAGCATCGTTCTGCAGCAATCCGCGAGCAGCTAGCAGCGCGTCTTGCTCGGCGTTGAATGCGTGGTAGTTGGCGAGGCTCATGCGGTGGCCGACTCAGCAAGTTTGCGCATGTCTTCCAACGCATTCGCGTTATTGTCGAAGAAGCGGCCCGGATTGATGTCGTATCCGCTGGCGCGGTAGATCAGTTGCGCGGCGAGCGCCGTGTTGTGAAACCGTTCGAGGGCGTAGCCAGCTTCGCCCGCAAGATGCACTACCCAGCCGGCGCGACAGTGCGTTGTATTGCACGTGTGCCAATCGCGCATATCCAGCGCCTTCGGCGCCGAAACGGCATCAAAAATGCGCTGGTGGATGTTCTCGATTTTCGGAACTGGTGGCGGCACGAAGTCGCCAGTTTTGTCCGAGCAGTCCGAGCAGCCCGAGCAGTCCGAGCAGTCCGAGCAGCGCGAGCAGTCCGAGCAGCGCGAGCAGCCCGAGCAGCGCGAGCAGTCCGAGCAGCGCGAGCAGCCCGAGCAGCCCGAGCAGCCCGAGCAGTCCGAGCAGTCCGAGCAGCGCGAGCAGTCCGAGCAGCGCGAGCAGTTGGTACAGTTGTCGCAGTTCTTCAGACTATCCAACGCCTTCTGCGCGGCTTCCTCGCTGCCGAAATATGCAACGCTGCACTTGTTGCCGCGCGAATCGGTTAGCCATTTTTCTTCGGTAGTCATGCCGCGTTCCTCAGTTCCGGTTTGTGGTCCAAATGGCCAACGAGACCATCGAAATCCTTGAAGTAATGGCGCACGCGCGTAGGCGAGCACTGCACAGGGGAACGACTCAATCTCGGATAGGAACGCAGCGCGCCAGCCAAGCGGTTCCCATGCAACCGAGGCCGCTTCGATTCCGCTACAAACGCTGCCGAATCGCATCGTTATTCCCCGCAAGCGAGGAAGTGGCGGAACGGCGCGGCGGGAATCTCGGGGCGCCACAGCTCTGGATGCTTCGTCCAGAACGCGCGTGGCTCATGGCCGTATGCGCGCAGCAGTGTTGAAGCGGCGCCGACTGCAATCGTCTCGCACGCTTTGAGGTTTGCGAGACTCAGGTTCGCGAGGTTGAGGTGTAGACCTTGTTGCGGTTGTGCGTTCATCTTCGCCCTCGGTGCTTCGTGTTGACTGAGAGGGATTGAAGCATACTTACAAACACAATGCAAGTCCCCTTACACGGCAAGGCAATAAAAGGATGCTTGCAAGACGCGCGCAAGTATGCTTACACTATGCGCCATGAAGCGAATCACGAAAACCGAAGCGATCGAAGCGTACGGCGGCAACGCGAGCGAACTGGCACGCGCCCTCGGCATTACCCCGCAGGCAATCTATCAGTGGCCGGAAGGCGATATCGCCGAGGCGCACGATCTGAAACTGCGTTTTGTGCTACTTCCTGATCGCGCGTGGGGCCAAGAGCAAAAGGCGGCATAAGTTTTTTTGTAATACCGCCCTTGGTGGGGCAATAAAAAGGTAGTGGCAATGTCGAGTTTTTCAAATCCAGCATCCGGATCGAGGGCTCCTATTCGGGCGCAATGCCGTCTGCTACCTGGCCATCACCACTAGGCCCGGGTGCTGGGGAATTCATGAGCGGCGATTGGATCTCCGTCGCGATCGGCTTACGCGATAAGCCGAAAGTTCGCAGCATTGCTCGCGCGCTTGGTCTTGACCGTGACACGGTCGTCGGAAAGCTGGTCGCTGTGTGGGGCTGGTTTAACCAATGTTCTGTAGACGGTCTTGTAGACGGTGTTGTAGACGCTGATGTTGACGACCTCGCCGGACACAATGGATTTGCGCGCGCCATGCGAGCGGTTGGGTGGCTTGTCATCGAGACCGAGAAGCAGCGCGTAGGCATCCCTGACTTTGATACTCATAACGGCAACTCTGCCAAGAAAAGGCTAATGAAATCAGAGCGCCAACGCCGCTGGAGAGCCGGTGCAGAGCACTCGGCTGTAGATGGTACTGTAGACGGCGGTGTAGACGCAAGCGTAGACGCTTCAGCGTCTACAAGTGCGACTACTACAGAACAGAACAGAACAAGAGATAAAGATCAAGAGAAAAAAGCCACGCCACCAGCTTCGCCGGCGGCTGAAATTCCCGAACCGCCGGAATGGATCAACGCAGAAGCCTGGGCTGGTTTCGTCGCGATGCGACGCCGCGAGCGCCATCCATTGACGCCACGAGCGGCCAAGCTGGTGATGAATCAGCTCACGAAGCTGAAACAAGCCGGCAACGATCCGAACGAAGTTCTCGACCAGTCGACACGAA